GGGGCCGTCCCTGCTCTTTGGAGTCCGTATCGTGATCCCGCAGGCTCCACCCCTCGCTGGCAGATGCTCACCCCGCCCGACACATGGGACACGGGCGACGAAGTTATCTGGGACAACCCCAACGACGGCGGGGCCGACTGGCTCTACCGCAGCAAGATCGACGCGAACACCACCGAACCTGGGCGGGACAGCACCTTCGACCGCTATTGGGAGCCGGTGGAGAGAGTTTAGGTGGATAGGCCCTCGAGGCCCTGCCGCAAGGCCGGGTGTGGCGCACTGTCGCGTGATCGCTCTGGCTACTGCGAGGAGCACGCATCACTCCGCACCGGCTGGAACCAGAACCCACACCGCGGCATGCGCCAGCAGAAAGACAGCGGGTCCTTTTGTGGCTTTTGCCTTGCGGGGGCAAGAGGCGCGGTTTTTCGCTAGAGACTGGGTTGCAAAACGCAAGTTGAGATTATGGCAGAGCGCCGAGTAAACAAGGTGGACGTGGCCGAGCTCCTCGGAGTCTCCACGGTCGCCATCGGGCAGTGGGTCGCCAAGGGTTGCCCGTTCGTCCAGAAAGGCGGCCAGGGCAAGTCCTGGGTGTTCGACGTGCCAGAGGTGGTTGCCTGGCGCGAGCGGCAGGTGGCCCAGCAAGCCGTGGGGGACACCAAGTCCCTGGACCTGGACGAGGCCCGGCGCCGCAAGCTGGCGGCCGAGGCGGCCATGTCTGAGTTGGACCTCGCCAAGCGCAAGGGCGAGCTCATTGAAATCGAGGAGGTCGCCGCGGTTGTCGGTGACGACTACGCCAACGTGCGGGCCAAGCTGCTTTCCCTGCCGACCAAACTAGGCCCGCAGTTGATTGGCGTGGAAGAGCCGGCCGAGGCCATGAAGCTGGTGGAGCGGGCGGTGACCGAGGCATTGGAGGAGTTGACGGCGGATGGCATCTACGGAAGCCCTGAAGAAGGCGCTGAAGAGCCAGAAGCAGGCGAACCTCAAGCCGCCGCCTAGTCTCACGGTCTCGGAGTGGGCCGACGAACACCGCCGCCTGTCTCCCGAATCGAGCGCGGAGCCGGGCCGGTGGCTGACGGCAAGGGCTGAGTACCAGCGCGGCATCATGGATGCGGTTTCTGACCCCGGGGTCGAAACCATCGTCTTCATGAAGTCAGCGCAGGTGGGCGCCACGGAGATCCTCAACAACATCGTGGGGTATCACATCCACCAGGACCCGGCGCCGATGCTGGTGCTGCAGCCCACTCTCGAGATGGCGCAGACCTGGTCGAAGGACCGCCTGGCCCCAATGCTGCGCGACACCCCGGCCCTGAAAGGCAAGGTGAAGGACCCCCGGAGCAAGAACAGCGCCAACACCCTGCTGCACAAGGTGTTCCCGGGCGGCCACATTACGATGGCCGGCTCCAACAGTCCGGCCTCGCTGGCCTCGCGCCCGATCCGGGTGGTGCTTTGCGATGAGGTGGACCGCTACCCGGCGAGCGCAGGGACAGAAGGGGACCCGGTGAACCTCGCCCGGAAGCGGACGGCGACCTTCTGGAATCGCAAGGTGATCCTGACCTCCACGCCCACGGAGTCTGGGTCTTCGCGCATCGAGCTCGAGTTTGAGCAGAGCGACCGGCGCTATTACCACGTCCCCTGCAACCACTGCGGCCATGAGCAACGGCTCTTGTGGCGCAACGTGACGTGGCAGAAGGACGAGCAGGACAATGCGCTACCTGATACGGCCCAGTATGCCTGCGATGGCTGCGGGGCACTGTGGAGCGAGAAGGGCCGGCTGACCGCCATTCGCAAAGGGCGGTGGGTGGCAGAGAACCCGGGCGGGTCTCGGGCTGGCTTCCACCTGTCGGAGCTCTACAGCCCCTGGTCTTCACTGCCCGACATGGTGCGGGCGTTCCTCGAGGCCAAGAGCAACTCGGAGCTTTTGAAAACCTGGGTCAACACATCCCTGGGCGAGAGTTGGGAGGACCGCGGTGAGCGACTTGACCAGAACACCCTCTACTCGCGCCGCGAGGACTACCCCGCCCCAGTCCCTGCTGACGCGCTGGTGGTTACCGCTGGCATTGACGTGCAGCGCGACCGCCTTGAAATGGAGGTTGTTGCGTGGGGCGAGGGCGAGGAAAGCTGGAACGTCGATTACCGGGTGATCCCCGGAGACACCGCCCAGGACGCGGTGTGGCAGGACCTCGAGGATGCCCTGCACGCCCGCTATGAGCACGAGACCGGCACCGAGCTCTCCATCACGGCGGCGGTGATCGACTCAGGCGACCAGACAACGCGGGTCTATGACTTCGTGAAGAAGTCCGCCCACCCCCGACTGTATGCGGGCAAGGGCATCGCAGGGGCCGGCAGGCCAGTGGTCAAGGTGTCTCGGCGGGCAACGGGCAGGAAAGGGCGTGACGTTGACCTCTACCAGATCGGGGTTGATGACGCGAAGGCGACCATCTATGCCCGGCTGCAGATCGAGGAGCCGGGGCCGGGCTGCTGCCACTTCCCGATGGCGCGGGATGCGGAGTACTTCGATCAGCTTGTGGCAGAGCAGCTTGTTACGCGATACCGGCGGGGGTTTCCCTACCGGGAGTGGGTGAAGATTCGCAAGCGCAACGAGGCGTTGGACACGCGAGTTTATGCGTTCAGCGCCTTGCGAATCCTGTCACCCGTATGGTCCTCGATCAGCAAGCGCCTTGATGACCGGGTGAACCCGAAGCAGGCCGAAGAGCCGCCGGCGCGGGATTACCTCAAAGAGCAGCAGGCCAAGCGGCGCCGGCGGGCGGCAGGGCGGGCGCGTAGAAATTGGGCGACGGATTTTTGAGCATGGACAACCTTTTCGAGAGCACCAACTACCCCACATCCGAGCCCGACACCCTCACTGCGGGCAGCCTGTGGGCGTGGACGCGCCCGGACATTACGGACGCCTACCCGACCAGCCTCTACACCCTGCGCTATGACCTGACGGGCCTGGACAGCCCATACCCGCTGATCCAATTGACCGCGGACAAGGTCAGCAGCGCCCATGTGATCGAGGCGACCAGTACCGAAAGCTACACCGCCATGGATTACCGCTGGCGGGCCGTGGTCATTCGGGATGCGGACAGCGCCGAGGTCACGGTGGATGAGGGGCTGATTACGGTCGCCCCGGCCTACGCCAACACTGAAGATGCAGCCTCCTACACCTATCGGGTGCTGCAAAAAATCCGCGCCACCATCGAGGGGACTGCAACCCGGGAGGAGGCCAGCTACAGCATCGGCGGTCGTTCCCTGGCGGTTCGCTCCCCGGAGGAACTGCTGGCCCTCGAGGCTGAGTTCCGCAAGCGGTGGCAGCGCGAGAAAGACGAGATCAACAGGAAGGCGGGCCGATCCACTGGCCGTCGCGTCCTGGTCGGCATGAGGGCATAACATGGCATGGTGGCAGTACCCGCCCGGGCAGATTCCTCGGCGGGCGGACACCCGTGCGCCGATGGAAGGCGAACTGGTGCGCGACGTGCGACTCGCGCCAAACCCGCACCTCAACCCGAAGGTGCGCGTCCGTAGCAGCGACTTCTTCTCAGGGATAGCCGACCGGGTCTTGCAGGGCTGGGACACGACCAGCCAGACCATCGACTTCTACCTGCAGACCCAGCTTCGCCCGCTCCGCGCCCGCTCTCGCGCCATGGTGCGGATGAACCCGTTCGGCAAGCGGTTCATCCAGACCATCAAGAGCAACGTGGTCGGCCCTATGGGTGTCACGGTGCAGGCGCAGAGCCTGTTCCGCGGCGAGCCCGACCGGGCGGCCAACGATGCCATCGAGCAGGCGTTCTCGGAGTGGTGCCAGCGCCATTGTGACTACCTCGGCCGGCACACTTTCATCGACCTGCAGAACCTTGCCATCGGGTGCGCGGCGCAGGACGGCGAGTTCCTGTTCCAGAAACGATACACCCGGGACGGGCGGCTGCAGTTGCAGTTCATCGACCCCGAGCTCTTGAACGTCGAGAAGAACGAGACCACGAAGGACGGCCGCGAAATCCGCCTGGGTGTGGAGTATGACCGCGACGGGCGCCGGGTGCGCTACCACTTCAAGAAGAAGTCGCACCCAGCCATGGGCGGGTATGACAACTATGAGAAGTATTCGCTGCCGGCGTCGGTGATCATCCACGGCTTTATCACCGAATGGCCCGACCAGTCCCGGGGCGTGCCCTGGATGCACGCCTCTCTCGAACGCAGCAAGCACCTGGAGAAATACGATGAAGCGGCCATCGTCAAGGCCCGCAGCACAGCGGCGACAATGGCATTTCTCAAGTCGCAGCCCGGCGAGGCCCCCTATGAAGGGGAGGAAGAATACGGCGACGCCACCCTCGACCAGTTCGAGGCGGGGACGATAAAGGACATTGGGGACCGAGACCTGGTCTCTTTCGACTCCGATTACCCCCACCAGATGTACGCGGACTTTGTGAAGAAGCAACTGCAGGGCATCGCTTCTGGCCTTGGGATTTCCTACCACTCGCTGTCCGGTGACCTCGAGGGTGTGAACTACTCATCCATCCGTGCCGGCGTGCTTGAGGACCGGGAGATTTTCAAGGGCCTGCAGAACTGGTTTATCCGGTCATTCATTCGTCCGGTCTATGAGGAGTGGCTGGCTCTTGAGCACACGGCCCAGCGCATCCGAATCCCCCGCCGTGGTGGTGGGATGCCAGAACCCCTGCGCCGGCCGGTGAATGAATACCTGCCCGCTCATTTCCAGGGGCGTCGGTGGGCCTGGGTGGATCCGCAGAAGGATGGCTTTGCCAACCAGTTGGCCATCCAGCAGCGCCTCAAGTCTCGCAGCCAGATCATCCGCGAGCAGGGCGACGACCCGGACGAAGTGTTCCGCGCCTGCGCCCAGGACGAGGCGAAGCTGCGCGAGCTAGGACTTACAACGGCAGACATGCAGGAGCCGACCGATGACAACCAAGAAGCTTGATGCCGAGATCCTTGACCGGAAGGTTGAGCGATCCGCAACCGTACAGCGCCGGGAGGTCGATGAAGACGCCCGGACTGTGGAAATCGCCTTCAGTTCCGAGGAGCCGTATGAGCGGTTTTTCGGGGTGGAGGTGCTGCGCCATGACAGCGAGAGCGTGCTGCTCGAGCGCCTCAACGGGGGCGCCGCTGTCCTGGTAAACCATGACGCCGACGATCAGGTCGGTGTTGTTGAATCTGCGCGCATCGACAATGACCGGGTGGGACGTGCTGTCATCCGCTTCGGGAAGAGTCAGCGGGCGCAGGAGATCTTCGAGGACGTGCGGGACGGCATCCGTCGCCTGGTGTCCGTGGGCTATCGCATTCACAAATATGAGGTTGAGGAGCGCAGTGGCGAGCCAGACCTTGTGACCGTGACCCGGTGGGAGCCCATGGAGGTCAGCATCGTTGCCATCCCCGCTGACACCAAGGTTGGTGTCGGCCGGTCCTCCGATGCACCCGAAGCTCAACTCGAGACACAACAGGAGGCTACCATGCCCGAAGCAGTCCAAGACGAGGTCCGCCAGGAGCCGACCTTCGACGAAGCCGCGGAGCGCCAGCGCATCCGCACCGAGGAAACCCGCCGCGTGGACTCCATCCGCCAGGCTGCCGACAAGTTCGAGCTCGATGATCTCGGCCGGCAGGCTGTTTCGGAGGGCTGGTCCATCGAGCAGTTCAACGCCAAGGCCCTGGAAAAGGTTGGCGAGCGCAACAACGCCGCCCGCGCCGAATCCGGCCACGATGGCGAGGTGGACCTGTCCCGTAAGGACCGGGAGCAGTTCTCGCTGGTTCGCCTCATGGACGCACTGCGGAACCCCAACGACCGCTCCGCGCAGCAGCGCGCCGCCTTCGAACTGGAAGTCTCCGCAGAGGCCACTCGTGGCTTTGGCGACGACTTCAAGTGCCGCGGTGAGTTCATCCCGACCAGCCTGCTGGGCCGTGATCTGTCTGCCGGCACGTCAACGGACGGTGCGGAACTGGTGGCCGACAACCTGCGCCCGGGCGACTATGTGGAGGTCCTCCGCAACTCGTCCTCGGTCATGCGGGCCGGCGCCACCATGCTGTCGGGCCTCGTCGGCAACGTCGAGATCCCGCGCCAGACCTCCGCTGCTGCATCCACCTGGATCAGCGCCGAGGACGGTGACGCGACCGAGAGCGAGCCGCAGTTCGATCAGATCACCATGTCCCCGAAGGACCTGGCCTGCTACACCGAGGTGACCCGTCGCCTCCTGCAGCAGTCCACCCCGTCCATCGAGGCCATCGTGCGGAACGATCTGGCGGTTGCCCAGGCGCTGGGCATCGACCTCGCTACCCTGTACGGCGCCGGATCTTCCGGTGAGCCCACGGGTATCGCCAACCAGTCTGGCATCAACGTGAAGGACCTGGCGGCTGCCGACCCGACCTATGCGGAGATCGTTGAGATCATCCGCCTGGTGATGGAAGACAACGCCATCATGGGCAACCCGGTGTGGCTCATCGAGGCCAACGGCTGGGAGGCGCTGTCCACCACGCCGAAGCAGGGCTCCGGTGTCGAGGGTAACTTCATCCTCGGGGACAACGACCGGATCAAGGGCTACCCCTACATCATGAGCAACCAGGTTACCGATGAGCATTACTTCTTCGGTGACTTCTCGCAGGTGCTCATCGGTGAGTGGGGCGGTCTCGAGATCAACGTCGATCCCTACACCCACAGCCTCAAGGGCAAGATCCGTTACATCACCTTCAAGACGGTCGATGTGGCGGTTCGCTACCCCACGGCGTTCTGTCACGCCCACGACGGTATCGTGTAAGCGATAGCCATCACGCAGGGGGCCTTAGGGCCCCCTTCTTTTTTCCAAGGGTGATGCAATGAAGATCAAGATGCTGAAAAGCACGAATTGTGACGGCAAGCGGGTCAAGGCCGGCGATGTTGTCGATGCCAGCGACCGGCAGGGCCGTCTGCTGGTCAACTTCAAGTTTGCCGAGGTCTACAGCGAGCCGGTCAAGCGCCCCGGGCGCCCGAAGAAGGTAGAGGCCCCGGTCAACCGCATGGACGAGGCAGACGAAGGTCGTGGCGACTGATTTCACGCCAGACCTTGCCACGGTCTTTTTCAGCGACTTCGCGCAAGACGTGACGCCAACCACCTGGGGCGGCGATGCGTTCCCCGGGATCCTTGACGAGGATTATGTGGACGCTGGCGACTACTCGCAGGTGGCCCCGATTCTCACGGTGGCTCGCTCTTCTGTCGCGTCGGACTGGTCGGCCGGCGATGTGCTGACCATTGACGGCACGGCCTACCAGGTCGTGGATGTGCGGAACACGGAACCGGATATCGCGCAAGTGATCCTCCGGGCCACCTAATGTCTCTGACCTTCGAGTTTACGACCGACACGCCTGAGATGGCCGAGCTTCTCTATGAGATCAGCGAGCGGACCATGCGGTCGGAGGCGGCGAAGGCCATGAATCGGACCATGACCTTCATCCGCAAGGAGGCGTCCGTGGATGTGTCACGGCGCACGGGGGTCAAACAGTCCATCATCCGGCGCCGCATCAAGCCGATCCGCACCCGCAGGGCATCCATGCGGAAACTGTCTGCCATGGGCTTCATTGGCGAGGTGCCGGTGCTGGTGTCGAAGATGACCCCTCGCCCCAGACGGGTTGGGAAGCGTGGCGTTACCTACAAGACCATGCCCGGCAAGCCGCAGAACCCCAAGGCGTTCTATGCGGTGATGGCAAGCGGCAAGAAGTCCGCCTTTGCCCGCAAGGGCGCTGCCAGGCTCCCAATCGTGGAGGAGCGTGCCGACATTGGTCCGTTCCTGCGGCGCTCAGTTCGCAACGTCCTCCGCAAGCCGGCCAAGGACTTCTTTGACGAGGTGTTCTTCACGAATATGCAGAAGCGCATTGACCGAGAGGTTGCCAAGCGCGGGCTGGCGCGGCGATGAAACACCACCGCCAGGTCATCCGCGAGAAGGTTGCCAGCATCCTGGCGCCCATCGGCATCACCGTCCACCGGACGCGCATCTACCCCTATGACGCGCTGCCGGCGATCTCGGTGTATGTGAACCAGGAGCGTGCGACCAACGAAAACAGCAGCGCCCTCAACACCCCGGCCCGCTACACCCGTGAGGCGGAACTGGTGGTCGAGGTGCTGGCAGAGGCCGTAACCGGCGTCGATGACACGGTGGACGATTACGTCGCGCAGGTTGAGGCCGAGCTCGCCGCTGATCTGACGCTGGATGGCACGGTGACCGAGTGCATCCTCGAGCGCACCGCGTTCCAGTCCTACGGCGACGGCGAAAAGCCGGTCATGAGCGCCAGGCTTTCCTATCGCGTCTGGTATCGAACAACGGCCGCAGACCCAGAAACCGCAATTTAAGAGGTATCCCATGCCCCGTTATCGCATTGAGCCAGACGGCAGCCGCTACTGGTTCAACCCCGAATCCGGCGAATGGGTGTTGATCGAGGGCCCAGCTCGGGAGTCCGAGGACACCATTGCCGATACTCCCGAAGCTGACGAAGAGGAATCCTGACCATGGCACTCCTGGCAAGAAAGAAATACGTTCTCGTGAAAACCGAGAGCTCCTATGGCACCGACTCCACGCCCGCCGAGGCGTCGGATGCGGTGCTGACCAGCAACCTTTCCATCACGCCCCTGGCCGGCCCCACGGTCGGGCGCAACCTGGACCGCGCCGTGCTGGGTAATGACCTGCAAATCCAGGTCGGCACCTTCGTGCAGATCAGCTTCCAGGTGGAGGTGGCAGGCGGTGGCGGTGTGGACACGCCCCCGAAGTGGTCCTCGGCCTTGCAGGCTTGCGGGTTCTCCGAAACCGTCAACGCATCCACGTCCGTGGTTTTCGCGCCGGTGTCGGACAGCATCGACTCTGCCACGCTGTACTTCCAGCATGACGGGCAGCTTCACAAGGTGACCGGCGCCCGCGGCACGGTGAGCATGAATCTGTCCCCGGGTGAAATCCCGCGGTTCTCTTTCACCTTCACCGGGCTCTATAACGCGCCCACGTCCAGCGCGGACGGGACCCCCACGGTGTCCAGCTTCCAGACGCCGCTGCCCATCAACAATGACAACACCGGCACGTTCACGCTGCACGGCGAATCGTCCACCCTGATTTCCCTGTCGCTCGACATGGCCAACGAGGTGGTCTATCGCAACGTGGTCGGCAATGAGTCTGTCGAACTGGTGGACCGTGCGCCGGCCGGCCAGTGCGTCATTGAGGCGCCGGCCATCTCCGACAAGAACTGGTTCACCACGGCGGTCAACTCGACCACCGGGGCGCTGCAACTGGTTCACGGATCGGCCACCGGGAACACGGTGCAGATTGACGCCCCTGCGGTGCAGATTGTCCAGCCGACCTACGGCGAGAGCGATGGCATCTCCACGCTGGAGATGGGTCTCTCTCTCGTGCCGGATTCCGGTGACGATGAACTGACCATCACCTGCACCTGATCGGTTTGGCGGGTGCCTCGGCCTTGCCGGGTGTTGACCGTGCCCGGGCCCGCCAACCTCTTCAACGGTCGCATTTCAACGGTAAACGGTGGCCCTTATGTTTGTACTGCGCGAAGAATCCACGTTCGACTGGTCCGTCAAGGCCCACGTCCCCATGGGCGGCAAGAAGTCGCTGGTGAAGTTCGAGGCAACCTTCAACGTCCTCGACCAGGAAGCCATCGAGGAGCTCGTCATCAACCCGGAGACCCGCAACGTGCAGCGGTTTCTCGAGTCGGCCCTGGTGTCCTTCACCGGCATCCCGGTGCAGGACGCCGATGGCAATGAGATCGAGGATGCCGATGAGCGCAACCGGATCATCCGGCGGAACCCCATATTTGCTGACGCACTGGTCGAGGCATATGCCGAGGGCGTTTCGGGGCACAAGGCAAAAAACTGAAGGACGCCGTCCGCCGGATCTTCAGGGCGGGCGGCGATAGCGAGCTCGCTGCCGATGCCGAGGCGTGGGGCATCCCCGCCGAGGACGTGGTGGATCAATCCGCTTTCGGGGTCTACCGCGAGAACCTCGAGGCGCTGGAGTTCTTCATGCGTCTGCAGACGCAGTGGGTTATCTCCCCCATGGGGGAGAGGGTGGGGCTCAACTACGCAGGTGTAGAGCCCTGCGCCCGCATGTCAGATATCAAGATGACCCCGGACCTCTTCGAAAAGGTGCAGATCATGGAATTGGCTGCGCTCAAGGAAATGCAGAATGGCAAATGAGATGCAGTCCCGCTGGGTGCTCAATGCCGATACGGGCCAGTATGAGGCCGCGGTAAAGAGCGCCGGGGACCGGACAGACAAACTCGGCAAGCAGCAGCAGGCAGCAGGGAAGAGCGCGGACAAGGCGGGCGGGTCATTCGACAAGCTCGCTGGCCGGATGAAGACCGGCACAGTGGCCGCTGCGAAGTTCTCTGCCGGCGTTGCTGCAGCCGGCGCGGCCATGACGGCCGCATTTGTCCGCCAGGGGCTGCAGTCGGTGGACTCCCTGGCCAAGGTGTCTGGTCGTTTGGGGGTTGCCACCCAGAACCTCGCCGCCCTGCGCTTTGCCGCGGAGCAGACGGGGGTTTCTGCCTCCACCCTCGACATGGCCCTGCAGCGCATGACGCGGCGCCTGGCAGAGGCGGCCATGGGGACGGGAGAGGCCAGGGATGCCTTGAAGGAGTTGGGTCTTTCGGCTGTCGAGCTCAACCGGCTGTCTCCCGACGAAACCTTCCGGCGTGTCACTGAGGCCATGGAGGGGGTTGGCAGCCAGTCCGACCGTGTGCGCCTGGCCATGAAGCTGTTCGACTCGGAAGGCGTTTCCCTCGTGCAGACGATGGAGGGCGGCGTCACAGCCCTGGACCGCTTTGCCAACGAGGCGCGGCAGGCGGGCATTGCCATCAACGAGATCGACGCCGCCAAGGTCGAGGCGGCCAATGACGCGATGAATCGCGTGCGCTCTACCTTCAGCGGCTTTACCCAGCAACTGGCAGTGAAGTTTGCTCCCACGCTCGAGGCTATCGCTGATCGGCTTTTTGGTGTTGCCAAGGAAACGGGCGGCGTCGGCAAGGCGGCAGATCAGTCCTTCGGCTTTGTCATCGATGCCATTGGCGTCATGGCGGACGGCGTACGGGGGCTGCAGCTTGGTTGGCAGGGCCTGAAGGCGGTGCTGCAGGGCTGGGCGGTGTCCACGCTCCGGGTACTTGATCGCGTCGGCAAGGCCGTCACAAAGTGGTGGAACGATCTACCGTTTACTGACGAGCGGGAAGTGCGCTCATCGGTAGAGGGTGCGCTGCTGACCCTGGAGTCCGAGTTCGAGGACACCATGGCCACCATCAACCGCCTGGCCACGGAGCAACTCCCCTCCGACCAGATCAAGGCGTTTGTGATTGACGTGGAGCGCCAGTGGGAGGCGTCCACCAGCGCGATGGCGTCGGACACCCAGGAGTTTGTCACCCTGTCCGATGAGGCGTTTGAGTCGATGCAGGACCGCCTCCTCAAGGCCCGGGAGAGCATTGCCAAGGACAGTGCCGCGCTGGTCAAACTGTCCGAGGAGGACGTGTCAGACTTCCAGGCCGCCTATGACCGGGGGCTTGAGCGCCTGGATGATCAGTTTGCCAACTTCTTCAAGGATATCCTCCGCAACGGCAAGATCAGTTTTGACGGCCTGAAAAACCTGTTCCTCGACACCATTGCCGAGATGGCCTATGCGTCCGGCGGGGCCGGTGGCGGCATTATGTCTGGTATCAGCGGCTTCGGTGCGGGGGCGGCCAATCTTGTGGGCCAGGGGCTTTTCAAGGCCGGCTCGGCCCTTGGCAGCGACACACTGGTTGGACTTTCCGGCCGGGCGTTCAACACGGCCAACAATATGACCTTCGGCACCGCTATCGGTGGCGCGGCTGCCGGCTTTGCGGGTGGTTACCTGGGGAATCAGGTGTTCGGGCAGACCAGTGGCATAGGCTCAAGCCTTGGCGGCACCATCGGCTTTGCCCTGGGCGGCCCACTGGGTGCAGGTCTTGGATCCTTCGCAGGAGCAGGCATTGAGTCCTTGTTCGGTGGACAGAACAACGGCGACAACCCCGGCCGGGGGCGCGTTAACCTTGCCACCGGGCAAAGCAACGTCTTTGGTGTGGGCAAGACCTTCGATCAGGGCAGCGTGGATGCCGTCCAGGGCTTTGCCGATTACGCCCAGGCGCTGGCGCAAGCTATCGGGGGCTCTTCGGCACAGCTTGATATTGAGCGGGGCCGGGACTACATGCGGATCGGGTCTGACCGCTTCGGCCTCAACCAGCAGGACGAGTTCATTGAGACCCTGATCGACAGGGTGATCTATCAGGCAGACCAACTGTCTCCCGCCCTAAAGCGCGTCATTGACGGATTCGAGGGCACCAGCGAGCAGACCCTGCAATTTGCCCAGGCAATGGTTTCCCTGGACCGCATGGCCAGCCAGAACCCGGTGGAGTCGGTTGTCGCAGACATTGAGGCGGCCCAGACCACCGCCATGGGCGCCTACCGCTCCCAGTTGGAGCAGATTGCCACGCTCATTGCCAACTTCGACGGGTCTGCTGCGGCTGCCTCTGAGTTGAATGCCGCGCTGGCCCAGAACCAGCAGGCGGCCTACCAGCTGGCCATGGCGGTTAACCAGGTGTCTGAGCAGGTGGGCGTGATGTTTGCCCAGAGCGCCCAGCAGATCCGCGAGTCGGTCATGTCCCCGGAGGAGTTGTTTGCCTCCCGCAAGGCAGAGCGTGACGCATTGCGGCGCTCGCTTGGTGGCCTGACAGACCCGGCTGAGATCGCCAGAGTCACGCAGGAAATCAACCGCCTCAACACCGCCCTGTTCAACTCCATCGACAACCCGGGCGAAAAGCAGGCAGAGGTGTTCGCCCGTTACGCAGAGGCGACTAACGAGCAGGCACAGCAGCGCCTCGACAGGATTCTGGACGAGTTGAGCGCAAGCCAGTCCGCGCAGAATGCGGAGATCCGCGACCTCATGCGTGAGGCCGCCCAGCGGCAGCAGCAGGCTGCAGACACGATGCTGGTCGCCGCCCAGGAGATCAGGGCGGCGGCAGCCGATCTTGGGGCTGCGAGGGAGGCAGGTGTGGCATGAGCGTAGCGTTTCCTTCCGGCTATAACCTCGAGCGGTCTTCCGTATTCACCCGCGACAACAACGTCCGTGTGGACTTCATGGACGATGGCTCCCAGCGAGTGCGCGTTCTCGGGCCTGATCAGTGGACGACTATCGAGTGCCAGTTTGCCTACCTGACGCAGTCCGAAAAGGACACCCTGGTGACCTTTGCTAACACCAACCGGGCCGAGCAGATCACCTGGACGATTGACGGGACGGACTACATTGGCCGGATCATCTCTCCGGTGCAGGAAAACATGACCGGGAATCGATACTCGGTCAGCTTCACCTTCCGGGCGAAGGAGGTCTAAATGCCCCGCAGCGTCACCCCGGGGCTGCAGACCAACCTCTCGGCCGAGGCCACCCGCCCCATCTACCTCGTGGCCTGGGAGCACTCGGGCTCGGAAGAGCTCCTGTCCTGTGCGGGGGAGGTCATCTTCGACTCCCAGACCTTTACCGCCGGGGGTCTTCGGGTCACGCAAATCTCCGACTCCCGCTCGGCCACGCTGTCCCTGCCGGCTACGTCCACCCGGGTCACAGAAACCCAGAACGGCACCTGGCGGGGCGGGGCGTGCAAGATCTGGCAGATCCCCGCTTCACCGTCCGACGGCGACACCTTCGACGCCGAGGACGGGATCCTGCTGATCGATGGGGAAATCCGCTCCTCTGCCTTTGCCGGTGAGGATATTTCCGTATCAGTCAGCCACCGCACCCTGTCCCAGAAACTCACCCCCCGGCATACCGTAGATGCCGTGACCGCCTTCTGCCCGGCCCCCGGCACGATCATCTCTTGGGAAGGCGAGAAGCTGATCCTGGAGTCGCCGCGATGAGCGTCACCATCACTTATCCTGACGGGCGTTCGTTCGCCTACCGCGTCGGATCACGTCGTGCCAGGGGCCGACTGACTGCGTCCCAGCTTAAGTCTCTCAATGACAGGCGCTCTCTCACCCTCAACGCCACCGCACAAGGATCCCCGATCCCAGTGGTCTACGGCCGCACCACCGTCCCGGGCCGTATTTTCGCCATTGGTGATATTTCCGGCGACCTGGTGCTTGGCGTCGTATGGTGTTTCGGTGAAATTGAAGAGGTCGAGAAGGTCTACATCAACGACGAGGCGGTCCCCGGAGGTGTGACGCAGACCGACTACACCGGCACCACGACCCAAACAGCGGATTCGACGCTTTCGTCAGGGGTTGCGGCTTTTGCAGACCCCATGATCCTCGAGACCCCTAGCGGGGACATTGGCCTGGCGTACTCGGTTTTCCGCATTCCCTCTGGCCAACTCGACGCCGCGCCAACCTTTACCGCTGTGATCAAGGGGCGGAAAGTCTACGACGAGCGCGACGCTTCTACCGCCTACAGCAACAACCCGGCACTTTGCCTCGCCGACCTTGCCAGCAATACCATCTTTGGCCTTGGCGCAACGGTCAGCGGGGCGGGTGACTGCGCGGATTACTGCGAGGAGATCGTCG